TGGATTAGTAATTCCTCCGCCACCCTGCTTAATAGTTTCGGTAGTTATTACATTATTCATTTAAAAAATGATCCGCCCCAGAATTTACCCATCACATCATCATCGTCATTTGGGTCATCATCTTCGTCATCCATTGATGCATTTACATATCCATCTGGGATGGCTGCAAGTCGGCACTTACCTTCTGGATGAACTAAATAAGAAAGAATCGCACAGCCTAATTGCTCATCTTCTCTTTCAATATGTAGAGAGCAGTTGGAGCATTTGACTCCAATTCTGGCGTCTTCATTGTCTTCTGGCCCTTCATATCCAACCCAAATACTTGAAGTACCCTGATCGAATGGGCCGAATCTTTCCGCAATAGAAAGCATTGCGTCATGATATGCTTTTTCTTCTTCTGTTAACTCATCATATAAATTCATAGTATTATTATATCATTGCTGGCGTGGAAGGATTCGAACCTTCAACCGATCGGTTAACAGCCGATTGCGCTGCCATTGCGCCACACGCCATAAGTGCCAGATGTTGGAATCGAACCAACCATGCCTGAGGCGACGGTTTTACAGACCGCTTCCCCACCTTGGGGACTATCTGGCTCTGAGGCAATCAGAACATACCCCTCTGGTTCCCACTCTTTGACCAGGAACCAGTAAAAATTGTTCTAAATTTTTTTCAGTTTTACAATTGTGACATATCTTTTTCATTGTGTGCCTGGAGGGATTCGAACCCCCAACCTAATGGGTAGAAACCATTTGCGCTATCCGTTGCGCCACAGGCACTTGGAGCGAGTGACCAGAATCGAACTGGCGATAACTGCTTGGAAGGCAGATGTGTTACCTCTACACCACACTCGCGGGTCGGCTAAAAACTAGCCGAGGGGCACAGTAAACTATCTGCTGCACCAATAATGTATCCGACAGCCTCAGATTCTACATCAGAAGTCATTCCCTGTCCAACCATCTGACGAGCCATATACTCAATAATATCCTGAGTGCTAAATCCAGCGGCAAGCGCCTCACATACCGATTCACCCATTTCAATTAACTGAGCATCTGTAGCCGCATCAAGCAATGGATTACCCATTGACCTGATGCCAGCAACATACTGATCCTCGTTGCTAATAACTTCTGGCTCCTGAAGAGCAGGGGCGGTTTCTGTTACCGTAATTGCTGGTGCGGGTGCTGATGATGCCGAACATCCAGTCAATGCTAGTGCAGCGATTGCAATCATAGGTACAATAATATTCTTCATAATTAATCTTTCTTTAGTAGTTCGATAGCCAAGTCTAATGCTTCATTCCATCCAGCAATAAAAGAACTAATTTCTGGAGACATTACATTATTCTTAAGTTTCTTGGCTTTTAGTTTATCAATTACCTTATCGCGTGTCAATTGTATCCCTTTTCAATAAATGTACCATCCCAGAATTTGTGGGACTCATTTCTATGCTTTCCTCTGCGCTCATCTTCTTCATCATCATGAACTGACTTATTCTCAGAAGCATACAGCGCACGCTGTTGTGCAACTGCTTCTGCACGGGTTGCATGGCAACCCTCAATTTCGTTTGTTCCTTCTTTAACTACAGCATATCCATTGCAGTCTCCAAAGTTTCTTTCTACCTTCCACGGCATGTTAGCCCTCTACTTTCCAACTCATGCGTTGCTCTTCTTGCTTTGGCTTCATTAGTTCTTTTTCTAATCTCATAGCATGTAACTGATCTTCTGTATATTGTACATCAGCATAGTCCCATGAAGCAAGCATTGTATATCTTACTCCGTCATTTATTTTATTTACACTATGAACATTCTTTATCCCTGGATCAAATGCCACGACTGATCCTATTTCTGGAGATATTTCTAGTCCATGATTATCAAAAACTAATTCTCCGCCTTCATATTCATCATTTAAATAAATAATAGTTACGAATTTATTATCCTGCCAAGCATTCGGCGTGCCATCTAATTCTGAATTATCTGAATGTGCATTAGCATATGCACCTTCTACCCATCTAGCAGCACTAAATGTTAAATTTTTTAGTCTAACCCCACATGCATCTTCAGCCAATGCCCAGAGTTCTTGACGCATATTTCTAAAATATTCTTCATTGATCATAGATCCAGAATATTTATCTAAAGGATCTAATAAATTCATTACTGAAGATCTATAAAAACATGTATCTTGCCATAGACTTTCATCAGTATTAAAGTATTTTATTAGTTTGTTGCACGCATCTTTACTAATAAAATTTTTATATTCTACTATGTCTTGCCTATGAATTACTTTATTCATGCTCCCCATCATAGATTCGAACTACGACTAAATGATCCAAAGTCATTTGTGCTGCCATTACACCAATGGGGATTATCTATCCTTCTAATAGTACCAAAAATACTGGCTTTCGGTCAACTATTCCGATAGAACATGCCCAGCACCATTCTGGTGGTGTATGATCGCACTTATTTGCTGGCTTCTTTGCCCAATGGGGCCAATCTTCTGGACCCGCTGGAGATCCACAGTATGGACATGTTTCTCCCTGCAATAGTAATCTACCGTCATAGCAATCGGTACAAAGGCTTTCTAGTATTTCCTGCTTTCTCCGCCTTCGATCTTGATAATTAGCCCTTGGAGGGCGCGGAGGAATCGATCCATCTTCATTAGGTATCCTATCACTTTTCCATGCGTTACACTTTTTATGAGCAAGTCTTAAATTAGATACATCTTCTGATCCTCCCGCTGATCGGGGAATCCAATGATCTAATGTTACGTCAGAATTTGCCTTAAAATCCTTTAGGCAGATGGCGCATGTAAATCCATCACGCTCTCTAACAAGTTTTATTTTATCCTTTTTACTAAGCAGAAGATTCTGATTTAGCATTGATAAATTCTCTTTCATCTACAATATCGTATGCATCACGAATAATACTAACTTCGTACTTGTCAAAGTGGTGGGCACAGAAATACAACTCGCCAGTTACAAACTTAGCGATAACCCACGCCTGAGCGGGACATTTAGGTGCATCACACCTATCGCTTCTGGTAAGAACTCTTTTTTCTTCCTGAACTTCAGTTTCCATGGAGTCTCCCATACATTAATTATATCAGTTTGTTTTAAAATGTTCGCTAATCTGTTTCATCTGCTTGTTTATTTTATTAATCTTTTCTTGCAGTAATTTATTTTCTAGTTCTAGTTTTTTATTTCTTTCCTCTAACTCAAGTATCTTATCCTGATACATTTCTATTTTATCTTCTATATCTGACTCTTTAGTATTAACATCTTTATAATTATTAAATAAAGACGTTGCATACTTAATATGTCTAACTAAAAGAAAAAACAAAACCAACTCTATTACTAGAGTTACTGACGCTACTGCAATTATTATCTGCATGTCGGGATGAAAGGATTTGAACCTTCGGCCCCCTGTTCCCAAAACAGGTGCGCTACCAAACTGCGCCACATCCCGCAAGTTGCAGACGGCTACGAACCCTCTTACGCACGAAAGACGCTAGAAACGAATTCAACGCTTTCAACTCGCACAGACTCGCATTAACGGGATATTTGTATGTAACTACACCATCCTAAGATATTGCCATCTGCAACCGTAGGGCGGGTGGGACTTGAACCCACGATCTTCACCTTATAAGAGTGACGCCTTCACCAACTTGGCCACCGCCCCGTAAGAACTACTATATTAAATTATTTCCATGCTGTCAATAGCATTTTGTAGAGCGGGTGGGATAATAAGTTCGCTGTTACGTTTCTTACCCATCCTTAATTTTAACTCTTCTTCGCTATCTTGTTCAAGCATATCGTACGAATATATTTCGATTTCTTGTAGCGCATCTCTTCTAGAGCGAGCAATCGCATTATAAACCGAGCCACATACGGCATCAGCCAAGTCCTTGCTGCCCTTTCTAGGGTGGTCAACCTTATCACCGCGTATCCTTAATTGCAACAATTCATCTATCAATAATTTAAGTTCTGGCCCATAGACTCTTTCTTCTGTAATAAGCAAAGCCATATCTTCGTAGTGCTTCTTTGCCACAGATAATAATTCAGTATTGATGCCATAATGCTTTAACTGCTGCATCATGTCGTGAGAATTCCATCGGTCAAACGTAACGACTCCTAAATTAAATCCTCGTTCACGCAATTCAATAATATAATCTTTTACCTCTGATAAATCGACACTATTGGTAGATGTTGGCTGCCAATATCTTACAGCATCTACTATTACTCTAGGGGCTGCTTCAGTCATTGTGCCAGCGATCTTCATCTGTACCCAGCCCTCAACATGAGCCATAGCCACAGCACAGTTATCATGCTTCTGCGCTAAGTCAACATGCACAAAATACTGACGGCCTTCCTCTGGCTTAAACCATTCTGCAAACCTTCCACCATTATCTACTGCAAACTTAGGATTGCTAAAAGCCTTTTCAATTTTTTCCCGTGATTTAAAGAATGCATCCGTTGCTTCTGGTGGCATACAGGCAAATCTCATTAGGGAATCAAGCGGGTCATCATAAAAAGCAATTGTAAAATCTTGAATCTTTCTGGTTGGATTGAATTCCCATGTTGGCCTCTTAAGAGCAAATATATGTGGTAGGGCATATGAAATAATATGGTCCTCCTCCCACTCAATAGTAAATTCATTTCCATCATGACCATCTGGAAGGTCTGGGTCTATTTTAAAACTATGAGATTTAACTACAGTTTCTTTTTCTGCTACCGCATCATTATATTTTTGCTGAATAAAGTCATTCTTAAATCTAGGGAATGAAAGCATGATAACTTTCCCAAAATCGGGGAAACGTGAGTTAACAGATGCTCTATACATTTTATAAATAGCAGCAGAAGTCTTTGGACTTTGCCTACCTGTAGTATTCTCTAATTCGAAACCGGAAATTTCGTCAAGGATAGCAAGCAGGACGTTGTATCCTTCCCAGGACTCCGCCTCTGAATGTCCTGAGTGAACAGTTATTTCTTTATCAAATTCAATACTGTTAGCCTTTGGAATGTACCTACCTTGGAACCAGGCCGACTTTTCAATGATGCGCTTGAATCCTTTAAAGAACACCCTATTTGCCTGAACAGCGTTGATAGCAATGTTAATAATGTCAATTGAATCTCCTGGAGGCTTTCCATAATATTTGGCTGGGTCACTAAGACACAATAAGAGGTGGACAACATAGGCACACCCGATAGTAGAGATAAAGTCCTTCCCCCCGCCCTTTCCTATCTGAAGAATCACTTCCTTGCATGTCTGGTTCCATCTTTTTATTCCTTCTTCTTCACCCAACCATTTAATTAGTGTGTCCTTGTTATAGATTTGAGTCATAGATTTAATTGCTTGATACTGATAATCTGAAAGTGGAGGAAGATCTAAATAACTTTTATCTGTGACAAACTCTTCAATGGTGGCTGGAGTTTCCTCAAACTTGTCGTCGTCAAGTGCTTCTATAAAGTCACTAAAATCAATCAATTGGCTCTACCTTACCAGTAACCTCTGATAATCTTTTAGCGACCTCCATCTTGCAATGATTACATTCGGAGGTTACTTCCTTTAGAATATTCATAAGAATTTCTTGCTTACGCTCTGTCTCTAAAAGTTGGGCAGACATTTCATTATTCTCTAGAAGTCCAGCCTTTTGAAGCATATCTATTCTTTTTTGTTCAACATCAGCGATCATTTTTAGAGCGCTGGCCTTTGTGTTGTATTGTTGATTTGCATCTGCCTGGTCTACAGTTTCCCACGCACGCTGAATGATCATTGAATAATGCTGATCAGCACCAGCCAAGGCTTCCTTGGCTCGCTCTCTAATTCTACTATCTCCAGATACTAATTCACGCCAGGTATCAATATGCTCTAGAACCTGAGATCTTTTAATTCCAAGAAACTTAGATATATCTGTTGGGTTTTTACCCTTAAGTAATTCTTCTACTACCAGATTCATTTGATCAAATGAACTAGTTAGTTCAATCTCTGACAAGTTGTTTCTTCCTTCTGCTCTTCTTAGCCCTAACTAGACCACTTAATCTTTCTATATAGAAAGACCTATATTCACCTGTAAGTGGATTCCTGCAATCAATCCAAGTAACATCTTTTTCTGAATTGTGTGCCATTAGGATAAATACAAACTCGCCGCGAATATGCTTGAATTTAATTCTATCTCCAGGCTTAATAACATCCTTCAAATATTCTACTTCATAGTAGACATGAATATCATCATTGATACTGTATGGAACATATTCATATTGTTTTTTCTTGCGAGGCATATTAACTCCTAAAGTGAGTATCCACCATTGCGAGTAGGACTCCAAACCATACCTGGCCTATCTAAATTTCTAAAAAGTTTGTATCCACAATTATCGCAGCGCTGTTCATCTCTATCTGAAATTTTAGCAATCAATTCTTTATCTGTATCGCATACATTGCAGTAGTAAGTGTAAATAGGCATTCTATCTCCAATTGTCGCTGTTCGCTACTTTCAATAATACCAGATAACCTATTAAGTCGTCAATGTCATTATCTCCAGGGAACTCCCCGCCATTGGCAAATCTGCTAAGTTTATCATCTATACGAACTTTAATTTGCTCTGTAGGATTTGCTTGTGAAAATATTCTTACTGGGTCAAGCGCGGAGTTTCCATAGGCGCGATTCTTTTTAATAAGTAATTCTTCTATTTCTTTGCAAACTTTAGAGATTTCTTTTTCAGTATTAATGTTTGGCATGTGGCCTACTTTCGCTAAGACTTGCCTGAGTTACTTTGATAAACATTGACTCTTCATGTAATTCCATAAGATTGTGAGCGCCAGTATATGAAAGACCACTACCAATGCCTCCCTTGAATTCTTCAATAACAGACTCAAGAGATCCTTTGTATGG